TTTGTTTTTCTACTGTTTTTTTATTAGAGTGTATAATGAAGATACATTAAATCTTCAAAAATATTATTTTATTTCGACAAACGACTCTATTTTAAAAAACTCTAGTTAATAGTTTTTTATTAGATTTTCCATAAGAGAAATAAAATAAAGAAAATTTAGGAGTAAAAAAAAGACTGAGAAATCATTTATATTGTAAATAAAACTTTTTTTTGGTATGGTACTGACTTTTTTATATTCTCATTACATATTTTTATTACAGTATACAAGATTCTTTCATACACCCATATTTCAAAATGTTCTTTTTTTTACGCCTTCTTTTCATTAAGCAAGTTCCCAAACTTTTCTCTTATGGAAAAATTCTTTTTAAACCCTTACATTTGGAGGTGTTTAACTATCACAAATAACAATATTCAGGCTGCTGTGAAAAGCAATGAAAACCAAGAATTCTTATTCACCGCACCAGTCATGATAACAGATACACCTGACTGTGATTTCCATCGTGGAGAGAAACCATTTACAGCAGATGAAATACGATTTTTCAAAGAATCATTTGACGATTATCAGATTATTGATAAAGAACATCAAGTATTCAAGGATATAGGTTCAGCTAAATCTATTGGCGTGCCTGTAGATAGTTTCATTCTTGAAAATGACACTACCTATGAGCTAGCTAATGGAACACATGAAACATATCCTAAAGGTACATGGATGTTAACTTCTAATGTTACAGATCCACTTGCACAACAAGAAATCTTATCTGGAAAACTTACAGGTTGGAGTCCATCTGTAAATACAGTTGAAATAGCAGACTTAATCAAAGAAGCTATGGCTACCAAATCCAGTGCAGGCCAATTGATACATGATATTAAAAATCCTGCTACTGTTACTGTAAGTTTGGTGGGTAAACCTTGTCAGAGTGGTTCTAAACAATGCAAATTAAAACGTGAAGGTGAAAGTATGAGTGAAGATACAAAAGCCTTATCTAAAATTCGTGAAATTTTAGGTGTAGGTGAATCTGCAGCAACTAAATCTGATTTTGATGCATTAGCTCAAGAAATTGAAACTATGAAAGCAGAACATGAAGATGCCATGAAATCCTTACATGATGAAATTGGTACTATTGTTACTGATGCTATTAACGAAGCTTTAGCTCCAATCGGTGCATTAAAAGCAGACAAAAAAGATGAAGAAGAGGAAGAAGAGGAAGCTCCTTCAGAAACTGATGAAACTGAAGAGACTGAGAAAACTCCAAATTCTGAATCTGCTGATGAAGAGGAAGAAGAGGAAGAAGAAGAAAAAAATAAAGGTGCAACTAAAAGTAAAACTCCACCAATACACAATGGAGCAACCAAATCCGATGAAGAAGATTTGGACACATACACTTTCCTCGGACGTAACGCTGATGGTACAAGAAAAAGAAACTAAGGTGATAATATGGTAGACATGGGTAAAATACTCGAAGATATGGTAGCAAATGCAGGCTACGATGGTGCAACTAAATCTATGCGTTCAGACATGGCTGATAACGCAGGATTATTAGACAGAAAACAATACAATCAATTCATTCGTGATATTGAAATGAATCAAACAATCCTCCAGGATGCAGCATTTCAAAGAATGACTACAATGGAAGAAGTAACCAGTGGTACTCAAATATTAGGCCGTGTATTGCAAGATGGTTATGCTGCTGACGGTACAACCAATGAAAACTTAACTCCAGCAAGTATTGGTTTTGGTTACGATGAATTGAATGCTAAAAAATTAAAAGCTTTAACTTTCATTGATGACGATGACTTAGAAGATAACATTGAAAGAGAATCTTTCCAATCCACATTACTCTCAATGATGGCTGACAGAATCGGTTCTGACTTAGAAGCTATCGCAGTATATGGAGATTCAACTTTAACTTTAGCTGACCAACCTTTATTCCACACTTTCGACGGATGGATTAAAAGATCAACTAATCAATTGAAATCTTCTGAATTAGGTACAAGTGCAGCAACCAGGAACTTCAATGTACATGAAGATACCATTGAAGCTATGTTTGATGCTATTTTAAGAGCAATTCCTGTGAACATTCGTCAATCCAATCTCATGAATGAGTTTGTATTCTATGTTCCTTGGGAAGTTGAAGATGCTTACAGAAACTTGTTGAAATCCAGGCAAACCAACCTTGGAGACAACATGCAAACTGGTGCAGCACCTTTATACTACAAAAAATATCCAGTTAAATATGCTCCAGTATTGGATGCTGTTGATGGACGTGCTTTAGATGATACTTTAACTACTTTTGGTGCATTCCCTTCATTAATGAAATGGGCTGTTTACAAAGACATTAAAGTTGAACCTGAAAGAAAACCTGGTATTGAAAGAACCAACTTCTGGTACAGAATGCGTGGTTGCTGTGGTTTAAGAGTTTACTCTTCACTTATTACTGCTAAAATGACTAAAGCAGAAGGTGAAGTTATTCAAGATGAAGCTAAACAATAGATCTTGTTTAGCTTAATTTATTTTATAATTGAGGTGTTATTATGGCTGATGAAAAATTAAGATGGAATGAATTGCCAGTTAATGTTCGTAGAAGTAAACATTTACTTTACAATTATCTTGCTTTTGGTGAATTGCCTTCTATGCCAGAAACCGTAGAGGAAACTGTGGAAGAGCCTGCAGAAGAGCCTGCAGCTACTACAGTTAATATTGGGGTTACTGTAACTGATGGATCTGATCCTGTTAGTGGTGTTGCTGTGGCTATTGGTGATATCAATGGTACTACTGGTGGCCAAGGTGGATGTACTTTAAGTAATGTTCCTGTTGGTAGTGCTACTGTTACTGCTACTAAAGAAGGTTATGAGGCATACAGTCAATCTGTTACAATCACTGCTTCAACTGAAACCTTGGAAATCGTGTTAACTGAAAGTTAAGTAAAAAGGTGATTTAATTGTTTTGTACTGTAGATGAAGTGATAAATTTTACTGGATTAAAACCAAGTCATTTAAATTTATCAAGAGATGATGAAACAAAAATGAATGAAATTGTTGAAATATGGATTTCTCAATGCGAAGATTTGATTAAATCATATTGTAACAATGACTTCAAAAAATACAAATGTGAAATCCCAAAAGCAGTACAAAATGTATGCTTAAGATTATGCTCTAACATGGTAGCACTGGCCATTGCTAGAAGGGACACGCCAATCACAAAAGTGAATGATTGGCAAATAAACATCGTAAACATGCGAATCTTCAGCAATGATCTCAAGGACGATCTCGAACCTTGGGTAATAGATAAATCAAATGTTAGTGATAAAATAGACATCTTCGCAATCACAGGTAGTGATATTCATGGTAAAAGTAACCATCAAGGTAGACGATTCCGCTTATAGTCAAATAAGTGAAAAACTACCAGAAATCAAAAGAAAAGGCCTAAAATATGTAGGTCAAGAAATGCTAAGGAACTTATCATTGAATAGTCCAGTAGACCACGGCCTATTAAGACAATGGTTCTTTTTCCGTACTGGTGAAAATGACATAGAAATCAGATCACCAGCAGAATATGCAATATATGTGAATGATGGAACTGGAATATATGCTGGAAAAGGATTAATCAAACCTAGTGGTAAAGCATTAGCCTTTAAACCAGGGCCAAAATGGAATGGTCCAGTTAATAAAGAGGGTTATGCATTCCTAAAATATAGTAAAGGTCAAAAAGGTCAGAAATTCGTTGAAAAATCAATGAAAGAAACTCAAAGCAAATTAGAAAGTTTATTTATTAAGGCAATTAATGAAGTGATACAATGAATCTTTTAACTGGGTTGGCAGCGGTAACTCAAATAATCAAAGACTGTTTAACAGTAGAAAATGTTCCTGAAGGGATATTGGAAGATGTTATCAGTATAATTAAAGTTGCCAATAATGAAGAGGGGGTTGACGAACCCGCAGTATGGATTCACCAACATCCAACAATACCAGAAACAGGGAAAACAAGACTTTCTAGAACCATGGATTTAGTAACTACTTTTGAATTTGTTTGCATTGAATATGACCCTGACCCAGAAACTGCTGAATTGAAAAGTCAAAATCTTGCAAGTAGGGTAGTATTGGCTATTCTAAAGAATTTCCAACATGTACAAAAAGAATATGGTGAACGTGTCATTAAGAATATTCGTTTTAACATGTTTTATCCAGTAGGTGAAGTTCCTGTTGCTGGCAAACGTGAAAAAGTGCCAGTTACAAGTGTAAGTATTGAAGTCATACATGAAATTGACTGGTTAAATTGCTGTAAAAGAAAGACTGATGAAAATAATGATAATAATGAAAATAATGATGATGGTGATTAATTATGAGTTGTAGGGTATTTGGTTTAGAACCTGAAGCTGCATATGGAGATACTACTGTAGAACCAGATGCATTTGACTTGGACTTTGACCATGATGTAGATTCCATGGATTTCAAGTTAAATGACGAACCAATTACAAAAAGTTTCGGTTCTAGAATGAACAAAAGAGCAAGAGCAGGAGTTATCAAACCAACAGGAAGTATTGAAACTTCCGCAAACTTGCAGATATTAGGACATTACTTCTATGGATATTTGGATAACTACAAATATACTGCAGGAAGTGGTGAAGATGCTCCAAACACTCACGAATTTTGGGGTGGAGAAAACAGAAGATTAAACAGTTTCAGAGGAAAAGCAGTATACGATGACCTCATATTTAATTTATATGGTTTACTCGTTGATTCAATGAAATTAGAAGTTTCATCTGAAGACATGACATTAGGAGCAGATTTCGTATACAAAACTGAAGTCTCTGAAATTCTTGATAATGAAGACTATATCAGAGCAGAACAGTTAATCAATGATTTGTTTATCATGTTCTACGATGTATCTGTGAAGTTAAATGGGGAAAATCCAAATGGAACGCAAACTAGTTTTACTTTTGAAGGTGCTAATAACCATAATGTTGATGGTACTATCGGCTTCGGTGCAAGGACACCGCAAAGTCAAGCAAATGCTCAAAAAAGGGAAAACAATCTTTCATTAGTAACAACATTAACTAAAGAAACAATGAGAGCAATATTAGATGCTCGTTATGGTAAAGTAAATGTTAACTCACCAACTAAATGTCAAATCTTGCAAGTTCCTTTAGAGTTAAATGTTGAATTATGTGAATATCCTGGTCTTGGATTAAATATTAAATTCCCATTGTGTACTCTTTTAGCGGAATTTGATGTTTCTGGTGTAGATGATATTGAAACAACTTTAAACATGGCTACATTAGGTAGTGAAGAAGTAACACTTGCAGACGGTACTACAAAGGTTGCTACCGATATGTATGTAAAATTAGTGAATAACATGCCTAAAATTGAATAAAATTTTTATTTGGAGGTAATTTAAATGGCAATATTGAAAAAATCACAAATCTTACAAGGGATTAATGACCCAAAAGCAATTAACATCAAAGCATTAGGTGGAGAATTATGGTTAAGA